TGTTGAACACCGTGGCGGTCTCCCCGTCCGCCAGGACGAGCGCCGACGAACTTCCGTTGATGTTCTCGGTGCTGTTCGGATCCAAGTTCACGTTGCCGCCGGAATCGTTGCGGATCACCACCGTCTCCCCCGGCCATGATGCCACCGCCAGGAAGTCGTAGTCTCCGGTGGCCGTGAAGCGCACGAACTGATCGCTCGACACCTGCGCTCGCGTGCTCGCGGTGTTCACGATCTTGCGCTTGTCGTCACCGTAGGGCTTCCACGCCGAGTTCCCGTCGGTGTGGTAGAGGGTCCAACCCAGCGTCGTGTCGTTGACCCACACGAAGCAGTTTCCGTACATCGAGAACGGGAACGTCGACTGGAGATCGGTCTCGTCGCCCGAGTGTTCGTGGATCGGGATTGGACCATCGAACAACACTTCGTCGTTGTCCCCGATCGGACCATCCCATCCCGCGACCCCGCTGCTGAAGGTGTTCTTGGTCGGTCGAGTAGTCATAGTACCTCCTTACACTTTCGATACTGTGAGTTCGGTCGTCTGCGAATTGAAACCATTCGCTTGGTGAGTGAGGCGGAACTTGAAGTTGACTTCGCTCCCCAGCGCAGCCACCAGTTCGGCGTTTGTCCAGGTCTGCTCGGTGATGGAGTTCGGATCGAACGTGCGTGTGTCCTTGAGCACGTCTCCGGTCGTGAGAAGCTCCAGAATCAGCGTGCCGGGGATCGTCGGAGAGCCGATGGCGTCACCGAAGCCTTGGAAGCCCAGGCCGGTGTTCGGAGACGTTTGCGAAGAGATCGCCCAGGACACGGTCACGTCGTCGCCGGATTGGTAGGCGGCGACGTTCGTGTATGGGGCTCGGATCCACAGATAGTCCGGCTTGATCGGCACCAAGCCCTTGCCTGCCAGGACGCGACCGAAGGACGGAATGGTCGACAGGTCGACCGTACCCCCGGTTGTCGACGGCTGGGTCTTGGTGTAGAGATCTTGTGCTGGCTCGAGCAAGGCGTCCGAGATAGGTGTGATGGCGTCCCTATCGAAGATGAAGACCGGAGAGCCCGCAGGGTGGGTCACCTTGCGCGTGTCGTAGCGCGCTCGGATCAGGCCGTCCAGACGCCGCACCCCTGCACTGACCACGGTCGCCCGCTGAAGAAAGCAAATCTCCGTTCCGGCCGTAGAGACGATCACCGCGAGCTGCCTACCCAGCCCCCAATTCGTCAGATCTGAGGACAGGTCTTGGGTCAGGGAACCGTTGTCCGGCCCCTGTTCGTCATACTGCGGACCTTGGGAGAGGAAGGTCGGCCCGTCTGCGGACAGCTCCGACTGCAACGTGCCGCCGGTCTGATACACCGTATCCGAGCCCCACAGGTTGTACGTGACATTGTCTCGGGACAGGTGGACTGCCTTGGAGACGATGCCGGAGTTGGCTCGGATGCTAGGAGTCAGCAGGATCATCTCCTCAGATGTGAGGAGTTGTTCAGGCACTTCCACCCACGCCGCGGACGGGTCGGGTTCGGGCAAAACGATCTCCGGGAACCCGCCTCCGGGGTTGTTCTCGAAATCAGTCTTGCGCGCCCCGTAGAAGTCTGGGACCACCGAGAGACGGACCTGCTCATCTTGGTCATCGATCTCTATCGATGCGACGCGGAGCACCTCGTCGAAACCGTCGGCGATGAACGGGTCACCCGGCATCAGGAGGCGAGCTTCGCGAGCGGCAGAGATGCGGAACTCCGCCCCGCCCGCCAACTCTTCAGGGGAACGCAGCTCTGCCAACTTCGCAGCGGTGTCGAAGTGGGTGGTGGAGCCGATCGGCACCTTTCGCGAGTGCTGGTGCTCCAAGTAGTCGGCCTGTCCGTCTTCGTCGATGGCGATGGTCATGTCGCCGAACTTGTGTTCACGGTCCTTGAAGACAAAGATCAGGTTGTCGACCGGAAGCTCTCCGTGCTGAGTTTCGATCTCGGGCTTCTCGGAGGCATAGATCTCGTTTCCCAGGTCGGGCAGAGTGCCCGAAGGTTCTCGAACGCGCTGAAACTCCAACGCCCCGGTGTTGTTGTTGATGCGAAGCATGGTCCCGGTGTCTTGGAGCAATGTCCCGAGCAGGGCATTGGCTTTCTCGCCATCGTTGCTGACTATCGATCCTCTCCACCCGTCAGTGTCCGATTCGAGCGCCAACTCTTCCAAGGATCCCACATCCCAAGGCTCCAGGCCGCTGGAGTCCAGCCCAAGCCCGAGAGGCCAAGACGCGAACAACAACTCCGCGATCATGTGCGCGATGTTGGCTCCGGCAGAGGCGTCGTTCGTGTACGCCTGCATGGTTCCGTTGTCGTCGGCTCCGGCCGTGCCGGTCTGAAGGTAGATGCGGGTTCGTGCGGCCTCGATCGGGAAGCCCCCGATCGTGCCCACCACGGCCAGCACCGCCTCGGACCTTCGAATGATGTAGTCCCCGTCCGGCAGCCCGTTGCCTGACAGGGCGATCTGGTCCTTCGGCTTGAACTCTGAAGTGCGGTCCTGCTCCAGCTCCAGGTAGCCGGTGTCCGGATCGGAGTTGGCGACGAAGCCAAAGATGGATCGAGTAGGGCCGTCGAGAGTTCGAACTGGCCCATGCCAGGAAGTGCTGGCCGGAAGAATGGCCGAGTGGTCGATCGGACGCCGCTCCAACACGTAGTCGAGGATCGGCCACTGCTCTTGCGTACCCTTGCGCTTCTTGTTCCACACCACGTAGCAGACATGAGGCCACCGACTGCTGATACCGACTCGCTCTGAATCTCCGAGGAAGGAGTTCACCGGCTGATCTGCCTCTCCCCAGTAAATCGTGAACGATTGGCGCCGGTCGATAGTCACCGTCGTACCGCTCGGGTGGGAGTCTCGCGTGATCGGTCCGCTGAAAATCGTCTTCCCGGATTCAAGAATGGAGTGGAGGCAGTCGCAAGGACCTACAGCCAGCAGGTGCCAGCCTCCCTCATAGAACACATCTTGTTCGGGAGCAGAACCCCCACCTTTCCCTCCCGAGACCTTCTCCTTGCGGATCTGCTCCTCGAAAGCGGAAGCGAACACCGGACCGACGCGCCGGATGCCTACGAACCACGGGATGTAGCTGCCTCGAAGCGACAGGGTGGTGGGGGTGTCGCTCTTGACCGGAGTGTCCACGTCCGGCTTCAAGAGCTGGCTGGCCAGCAGCGAGAGTCCGATCGATAGAAGAAGAAGGCTGATCTCGACTACGGCTTGTTTCGGCTCTTCGGGCGACGGGGCGGGCTGTTGTGTCAGCCACCACAGGCGCCACACACCGAGAGCAGTAAGGACCAATCCGAGACAGACGCGACGTATGTCGATCTTGCCGTACTTACTCATCGAACCCACCTCCACTGATCCTCTGCGCGCCACACGCCGTAGAGCACCTGAGACTCGAGAAAGCCCCAACCTCTCTGCGCGAACCCGGCCCCGTCTTCGAGAGAGTGCCACAGCTCGTTTCGGCGAGCCCCGACGATCTCGACATGCCCAGGCCCACCCCCTTTGTAGCCAGTGACGACGATGTCCCCCGGCCTCACCCTCACGTCTCCGTTCCTCCCCAGTCTCAGCTTCCTGTTCGGCTCATACCTGCGGATCAGCTCTCGCACGGCGGCAACAGCCGTGTCGCGGCTGTGCATAGCGGCGTCCGCCGGAAGTCCAGGGAGGGAGGCTCGGTTCTGTCCATCCAGATCGTCGATGACCCCGAACACCGACCCGATGCAGTCCGCGGCCACCTTCTTCACCCTCTGCCCCGATTCATAGGGCGTCCCTTCCCACTCCTCCGCTATCGCAGGATCGGGATGCCGTGTCCAAGCCAAGCTCGGCTGTAGAATGCGAGACATCACTTGCCCTCCAAGTTCGGCTGGTGGGCCGGAATGTCGTAGCCCAGCCCTGAAAAATGCTGCTCGTTGTTGTAGTCTGACCGACACTGCTCGATCGTCTTGTTGCACCCGGGGACGAAACGAACATCGTTCGTGCCTCCGATCCAGTCGTCAGGCACTCTTCGCGCTGTGAAGAACTTCGTAGGGTCAGCCGAATCCCAGTCCGAGATGGGGATTCGAAGACCTTCCTTCTCCAGCCAACCCCGGCGCCACTCGCGGGACACAGTCTGGACCGCCGAGGCCGTCACGATGATCTCCTTGCCGTCCACCGAATCGATGTGACCCATCACTGCAAAGTTGTCGATGTCGAGCTGGCATAGGGGGCCAAACAAGGTAGCCACACAATGATGGTTGCAGGCGAGACCCATCCGGATATCGAGCCGGTTTTCGGCTTTCCGTGTCTGCGAAAACAAGGCGACACGTCCCGAAACGCCCTGGAAGTTCCTTACGCTTCGCATCACCCTGCCTCGGAACAGCGTCATCTCGATGCTGACATCCGAAAGATCCACCCCTTCGGTCAGCTCGCGAACGCGAACGAAGACGGGTGAATGGCGCAGCCCGTTGGAAAGCCGATCCACGAAAGAGTCTGACGGCAAGACCACTCGCAGTTCCCGGTTTCCCAACACCCCGTCGTTCGGTGGAAGGGATACTTCCATATTCGGAGTGCTGGTGTGTCCGGACACGTCTTGCTGATAGTTCGTGTACAGCTCTCGGACACTGGCCCCGTCTCCGTGCCGGAACTCCACCAGAAGAAATCCGCGCTTGTTTGAAGACTCTTGAGCGGTAGCCACACTACCTCCTATGTGGAATAGCTGTTCTCATCCAACACTTCGACCATCGCCAGTCGAGTGCTCATGTAGCCGGTGTGTTCCCAACTCTCCTCCAGCTCATCGCTCGCGAAGATCACCTTCCGGGCTCGAGCTGCCCTGAGCACCTCTGTCTCGTCCAAGTTGGTCGGGAGGATGGGGCTGACCGTCAGGCGAAACACCGTCATCACTTGCTGGATGGTGACGACCGGGCGCACGTATACGATATCATCGAACACGAGACCAATCCAATTCCACTCCTCCTCGAAATCGCTGAAATCGCCGATCTCCGAGATGCTCACGAAGTTCCCGGAAGCATCCAGCTCGGCCACATCGAACACCTGAGACTGGTCGATCAGCCAGAAGGGGCGCAACATCCCTCGCCTGGATTCGAAGAAGCGGATCACGGGCCACATGTCGTCCCGGTCTCCCGAGAGCAGGAAGTCATGCACCTCTCGACTCCGGGTGGCTTCTTTGACGTTCAGGGTGCCTCTACCTTGTGCGATGCTGCGCCCCTGCCTGGACCTGCCGCGACGAATCCCGGGAGCCCAGTCAGGCTCGATGTCGAAGATCGGAAGGCCGTCAAACTCGTCGAACTCGTCTGGAGTATCGGTGAACAGGGGCGGGAGTGCAGAAGCCCCGGCCACCTCCTGAATCTCCAGGGTCAGCGCTACAACCTGAGCTGACTGGTACTCGACCTGGACTTCGAGCAGGCATTCGCAGTCCATCAAGGGGAACAAGAGTGCATTGTCTGAGACTGAGACGCCGAGAGAAGATTGCAATACGATCCCGGTCGGCGTCACTTCGTCGATTAGGTGATAGCTGACGGCCGTGACTTCGCCAAAGGCGTCCACTTCGACGATGGCTACTCTACCTCCGTTAAAGAAGCGCCCTTGGCTAGTGTCAAAAACAAGGGTGTCGTCACCGCTGCCGTAGGGTGTCCCCAGCTCGACCTGATCCATGTAGACTGGTACCTGGAAGACACCGTCCGTGATCCGTCGCAAGAACACCTCCAGGCGATCGAGGCGGGCCTTGTCCCCATCTCTTGTAGGACCTTCCAACCACCGAAGCACCATTGTCCGAAACGGCTTCAAGGTGGCGCTGCGGCGAGCAGACGCCCCTGTATCTGGACTGTTGCGCACAGAAGTCTGGAAGGAGGTTCGAAGCCTTACCGCGCTGGCCCAGTCATGCAGGAAGATCTCGGAGTCATCGTTCAGGGGCAGGGGGGCAACGTCAGAGATCACCTGACGAGTGAAGATCTCCCCCACCACGCGCGTCACCTTCAGGTCTGCGCTGCTGTTGGCCTCGCGCTGCTCTGCCGCGACTTGGGTCTCGACGCGGGTCACCCCAGCTTCTGGCGGGTCTGTGATGAAGTGCTCTCCCACCACTCGTGTCACCAGCAGATTGGCGCTGCTGTTGGCTTCGCGCTGCTCCGCCGCGACTTGGGTCTCGACACGGGTGACCCCCGGCGTAGGGTTTTCTTCGAGCAGGGTCTCCCCCACCACGCGCGTCACCTTCAGGTCTGCGCTGCTGTTGGCCTCGCGCTGCTCTGCCGCGACTTGGGTCTCGACGCGGGTGATAGAT